CTTCACATGAGTCAGGGGGAAGTGATACAGTAAACCATGACAGCTTGACCGGCTTTGTGGCAAATGAGCATATTGACCATACAGCAGTTTCAATAAGCACAACTACTCCGTTGAGTGGCGGAGGGGATATTAGTGCTACAAGGACTCTTACAGTTGGGGGCCTCTCAACAATGGGAACTGCAAATTATGTAGTTGGAGTAAATAGCACAGCTTCTGCTTGGGAATACAAGAATATCGTTGGCACAACTAATGAAATAGACATCACTCATTCAGCAGGGCAGATTCAGATAGGGATAGTGGCAAGCCCAACGCTGGATGGAACGAACTTCTCAGGTGTGCCAGCTTCGGCAATTACTGCAGGGACGTTTGGTGCCGGTGATTATACATTTAGTGGGAATATATTTATGACTGATGGAGCGACAATTGGCATAGGTGGAGCAACCATAACTTTTAACGATACTACTGATGTTGTCCAGATTAGCAACGATTTGACTGTATCTGGCGGAGACATAAAATTAGTGGACGGTGGAACTGTTGGAATAGGTGGAGCAAAGTGGACTTTTGACGATACTAACGACGATATTTCTACAGCTGCCAAATTGGGAATAATGGATGGTTCGCCATCTGTTCATCTTCAAGTTGGGGATGTAGGTCCTTATACTGTTCAAACTGGACCAGAACGAGCAGTTGCAATCTTAACTGATACAACTACTGCAGGGGCATATGCAGCATTGGAAATTGGTGCTGCAACAGGAGCAGCGGGGGATACGCAAGCAGGAATAATTGTATTCACGAATCAAGCATCTGGTGTTGCGGGCAGAAGATTGGCTCAAATTCAAGCATGGAGTGACACTAATCAATCAATAGGGCAATTAAAGTGGTATATTGGGAGTGGAGGAAACACATTGGGAATGACGCTGGATGCAGGAGCAAATCTAATTTTGGCAGGAGATTTAAGAGTAGATGGCGGAAATATCGGAATAACTGCCGATACCGACTTAATCTCAATGGCTTCAGGTGCTTTAACTGTAAATGGGACACTTGATACTACTAATAATATTACCTTAACAGGCACAGGCAACACCACTACAATTTTTACAATTACAAGGAATGACACAGTTATAGGCTCAGGCGACAGAATTGGGCAGATAAAATGGACCGGCACAGATTCTGACTGGACAAGCGGAACAGAGGCAGCAAATATTGATGTGTTGGCAACAGGCGACCAAGTTGATGCCTATCCAAAGACAAAGATGCTGTTCAGGACTTCAAATGCGTCAAGCGGGGCAACAACAGCGCTTACTCTTGACGACACTCAAAATGCGACATTCGCCAAAGATGTAACAATTACGGGAAGTGGCACAACAAGCGCAACAACAACACTTGCATTAGGCAATAGAGCCACTTTTACAGGCGACGGTGTCTTTAAATGGGGAAGCGGAGCAGCGCATGGCTTACTGAGCTGGGACACAGGAAGAGTAATAATCGGCGGACAGAGCGGAATGGATTTTTCAATGTATGCAAACGGAACAGAAAGGGCATTATTGGACACTTCTGGAAACCTGCAGATAGACGGTGATTTACGGGCAGATGGCGGTAATATTGGATTAACTGCCGATACTGACCTGTTAGGATTGGCTTCAGGTGTTCTCACTGTGAACGGTCAATTAAGAGCAGTTACTGCTGGATTTCCTCAGATGAAAATGAGTGATGGGTCAAATTGGATAAGTATAGGTTATAGCGGAGAAGGCTTTTTCTTTAAAAGGGATGATACGACAGGAGAGATTTATTTCAGGAGAAGCGATAATGTTGATGTTCTGGCAATTGACATGGCGAACCAAACAGTGAAAGCCATAAGCCAAATAGCAGCAGGAACTACCACAGCAGGAGATGAAGGCGTATTCTGTGTTTATCTTAAAAACTCCTCAGGTGTTGACTATTCAAAAGGTGCGATAGTGGTGATAGATACAGGTGAGGACAACTCTTTTGATGACTCTACAGTTAAAGGAGATGATAGGGCATTTGGGGTGTTGGCAGAGGATATAGATAATGGAGCAACAGGAAAAGTAGCTATAGCTGGAATAATTAGTGTTACTTGTCAATCTGGGCCCGCAGTGAGCAGAGGCAACCCGATAGGGACATCAACTACTGCAGGACAAGCAACTGCGGTCAGTAAAGGAAATGACGAGACGTGGATTGGAATGGCTCTTACCGCAAAGGCAGCAGCAACGGCAGGAAGCGTTAAAGTATTATTGGGCCAGAGTATGTATGCTGAATTAGTACCGTAGGGAGGTGAAATTATGGCAGAAACTTGGGTAAAAAAGACTGAATCTGTTCCAAGCGAAACAGTTGAAACAGTCTATGACGTAAAGGACACGACAGTTGTGAGGACAGTAAGCAAGTCCCAGCTTGAAGCAGAGAAAGCACACCTTTTGGAAAGGATAGCTCAAATAGATGCCGATTTGGCAAAAATCGCCGAATTGGAAGCAAAATAGGAGGGATTTGATGAAAGAAATAAAACTGGAAGTAAGATCCGTAATGGTAGATATGGGGGACAAGAAGGTTCCGCAAAAGATAGACGATAAAGTAATCCTGAAAGCAGCGCTGGAGGGACTGCCGGTTGCAGGAACAAGAAGCGAGCCGAGGAACATCGCGCATCTCAGGAAAATTGACCGAGTATGCGATCTGATAGATAATGCTAAGAGCGTCCTAAGGCTCGAAGATGCCGACTTCGATTTCCTGAAAAGAAAAGTTGACGAATATGGAGACTGGTCGGCTGTGGGACAGATGAGGAAATCCATCCTTACGGTCGCGGACAAGCTCGATAATGCAAAAGAAGTGAAACAAAAGGAGAAAGATGATGAAGAAAAAAACAATAAGCCTAAAAACAAATAAGCTCGGGGAAGCAAAAAGAATACTGAAGCTCTCGGGATTTCTGGAAAAGATTGAGGTAATTTATTCTCTGGAAGAAGAATTCCCGGATGCAAATACGCACTTGCTTATTGAAACAAGCGAGGGGGAAAAGGTTCTGGAACTCACCGGTAATAAGAACAGTGTATTCTACCCAAGAACAAGTATGCATGGGGTTTCGGGGATGCCTTTGACATTTGATGGAAACAATGCAGTACCGGCAAAGTTCTACTGTCACGAGTTCCTCAGAATTTCTGCTCAGACACCCGGGGCTGGACAAAAGATACAGGCAATAAATGTCTTCCTTGAATGAGCTGACCAAAACCTTTAAGATTGAGTCACGTAGCCAATTTTCTAATTAAAGAACGGGCAGGCAGTGGATAGGCTTGAATCTGCCCGTTCTCCTGTCCGTTCGCCTGCCCAAGGTAGGCGCTCTATGGACGAAAGGAAAATTCAAGAAGGAGTTCTGAATAAGGCTGATTCTATATTGGATGAGATAGCGGATTTTATTTTTTCTAAAAGCCAGGAAATTATTGTTGCTAAGGGAGCAGTGGACGAAGGCACACTTTTAAAATCCGGAAACGTGACCCGCAAATTCTTGGAAAAAGAAGTTGTTTACACTGCTCCCTATGCTGCCTTTGTTGAGTTTGGAACAGATCCACACATGCCACCAGTGGGTCCATTGATTGATTGGAGTCGAAGGAAACTTGGATTGAACGAACAAGAAGCGAAGAAAACAGCTTGGGCGATTGCCAAGAAAATAGCAAAAGAGGGAACTGAGCCAGTAAGCTTTATGAGAAGCGCGGTAGAAGAGGCTCGGGCAAAATACAAAGGAGTGAAAATCAGTGGAGCTTGATAAACTTGCAGACCGACGGATTTTCGATTTTGTGATGACCGTCCCGAATGTGATAGACAAGGAGGGCGAGAGAATCCCAGAAGAAGGCCTAGATGAATCTCTTGATCTATGGTTGCTTAATGGTGCTCCAATTACAATGGAGCATACAAACAAGCTCGCGGCTAAGGGCTTGCGGTGGTGGAAAGGAAGATACAACGGAAATGATGCTTATTTTGGAAGAGGAATTGTGAACGAGGGCCCTATGGGAGACGTGGCCTGGCACGGAATTAAAACAAAGAAATACAAGATGGTTTCCATTGGAGGCGTTTCTCTAGATCCTAAGAAGAAAGAAGATGGGCATACTGATTTAAACGATACATTCGTTGTGGAAGTTTCGCTTTGTGAAGAGGGCATGCATCCAGATGCAGATATTGTGGGGTTCAATGAGCTCGCGAAAGCTAAAGGCTATAAATGGTTTGCGAAGGCGGCTATCCTAGATTCAACAGAGCTCGAGAAGAAAGTCGTGAAGAGAGGCGACAAGTGGTGTGTAATTCACTGCCATGGTGCGAAGGCCGGACAGGCGATTAAATGTTTTAATACAAAGCAAGAGGCAGAAGCTATGCATGCGGCAATACAAGCTAACAAGGCCGATCCGCATAGCGAGAAATTCAAAAGGTGTGTAGAGCACGTAAAGCGCCAAGGCTCTACACGTAATGCTTATGCTGTCTGCACAGCGGCTCTTGGAGAAGAGGCGTTCAAGGCAGATAGCTATGAGAAAAAATTAATCAAACAATTAAAAGGAGGAGCATTTATGGCTAAAAAAGTCAAAAAGCAAGAAGAAGAGGAAGAGAAGCCAGAGGAAAAACCAGAAGAAGAGAAACCAGAGGAAGAAGAGAAACAAGAGTACGTGACACCAGAGCAACTTGCCGAAGCTTTGGCCAATCTCAAGGACTCGATTATTGCAGAGCTTAGGGCGCCAGCCGAGGCAACTGCAGAAATCGAAGAAACAAAGAAACAAGAGAACACTGACGGTGGAGAGCCATCACCCGATGGCACAGAAGATGAAGAGCCAGAGGGAGAAGCCTCGACTCCAGAGACAGATGAGGGAGAAGGCAAAGGCGAGGATAAGGACCTCAGCAACTTGCCAGACCTGAACAAGAAAATTGAGGAAGCAGTTCAAGCAGAAATCAAGAAAGCCCTTGATTTCAGTGAAAGAGCAGAAACTCCAAGGCCCGGTCAGGGAAAGCCAGCGACAGAAATGGATCCCTATGAGAGAATGAAAGCAGGGATACCAACCGACTTCTCTGAAATAAGGAAGTCGCAAAGACAAGTAGCTGAAAAGCAGCTGCAGGAGATTTTCGGGTGAGAACATGAGAGGATACCTAAACACAATCGAAGACATGGAGAAGCTTTACTACTCTAACAAGGGAGCAAAGTTCATCCAGAAAGCAGATGCACCAGTACTTTCCACCACAACAGGCGTCTATAACGCCATTTACGGAGCGGAGGTCTGGAGACAGCTCAACCAGGCGGATAACGCCTTCGGTTTGTTGCCGAAAGTACCGTTCTTGAAGAGTGGATGGAGAGTAATCACGGCCAGAGCTGACGCCATTACTACACCAACAGGTGGAGTAGCAGAGGGCGGAGCATTACCTGAAACAGTGAAGCCAACAATCAAAGAAATCAGCACCAAACCTAAGCACGTTGTAAGGACATTCAACAACAGCATTATCCAGGAATACTTATCAAAAGTTTCCAATGATGATGCGGTTGGAGATCTCGAGTTCCTGAAAGCATACTTCGGAATCGAGCACAAAGAACACATCGATGCAATGCTATTACAGGATGTTGACACCACAGCAAACACAAACTTTGAATCAATCGATAGAGTATGCTCGAGCTATAGCGAAGTAAGCGACTCTACACTTGGTATAGATGCGAACGATGCAGACATCTACGGCCAGGACAGAGACGCTGCTGCAAGCTGGGCAGATGCATACGTGAACCACAACAGTGGAACAGACAGAAGTCTGACAGATGCACTAATCAGGACATTGCTTACCAATGTTGAGACCAATGGTGGAAGGCCAACTTTCCTTTTGACAGGGAGGGATACCTATAGCGACATTCAAGGTCTGTATGGCGACCAGGCAAGGTACAACAATCCAATGAAGGACCTGAACATTAAGGTCACAGTGAATGGCATAGAAACAGTCGAAGGAGCAGAAGCAGGAATGAACGTGGCAACAATCTATGGACTTCCCTTGTTCAAAGATGTCCACGTGACAAAGGATACAAAGAGCAGGATCTACGCGCTTGATACAAGCAATCCAGAGAATTTTGAGTACGGAAGGCTCCATTTCGCAGTAGCACAGCCAACGAGCTACTATGAAAGCAGGGACTTCTTTGCACTCAACGCACTGAACAACGAGGGAATGTACCTGACAATGGGAGAGCTTCGCTGCACATTCTTCGCTGCACAGGGAAAACTTAGGGACCTGCAGTGAGGTGAGTTGATGCCAGGTAGATTCAAAGAACTAACAGGCTATGGACTCGAGAGAAAAACCATTCTCTGCAACGCATGGAACCAAGGTGCAACAGGAACTATCTCTCATACAGATGATGGGACAGCAGATGTTGCAGCAAGCCAAACTGCAGCTACTGCCGTGTTTCCAATCAGTGGTTTACACGTTGGAGATGTAATAAACAGCTTCAGAATTGTCGGTGGATTGACATCAGCCGGAGGCACAGTCACAGTTGACGCAGACTTAAGAAAAGTCACAAAAGCCTCTGGAGGAGTAACTGACGCAAGTGTTGGAGCAATAACACAGGTTTCTGTAACTGCGAGTGCGGCTTTGGATACAGCAAAAACAGGGCTGGACGAAACTGTTGCAGATGATTTCCAATACTATGTACTGGTGACAATAACCACTGGCGCAAGTTGCGCAGCAAAGATTACAGGGATAGAAGTAGACTTGAACCAGGATAGGCCATAAGCCTAGGAGGTTTTTCCAATGAAATTGAAAAATATAAACAACGACACAATCGACACCATAATAGATGGTGAAGTGAAGACAATACAGCCAGGTGAAGTATTCGAAGTCGACCAAGACGAAGCAGAGAAGTGTATTCAAGAGAAAGGCTGCGTGCCAATCGAACAAGAAAAGCCTGCTGAAAAACCAGAGGAAAAGAAGCCAGAGGAAATAAAAAAACCTGCAAAAGAAACAAAAAAGAGTCCAAAGAAAAAGAAAAAATAATTTTTTATAGGGGCTTCGCCCCCTCCCTTTGTTTTTTGAGGAAAAAGGAAGTGAGTAAGTATGGCTACAACATATTGTACACATGGAGATGTTTCTAATTTCTTAGCAATAAGTGCATTCTCAGGCTCGACTATACCTACTTCTACAACTGTCGAAGACAGAATAAATGAGGCCGAGGATTATATTGAGCTGCTAACAGGTAGGGCTTGGCAGAGCAAAACTGTTTCGAACGAATATCATGAAATCGATTTGGAATATGAACGGATGACTGGAATTCCTGTCTTTTTGAATCACAGGTATGTAAAAACCTTGGCAAGTGGAAGTGGGGATAAGCTCGAGATATGGGACGGAAGCAGTTGGGCTGATTGGCTGACGGATTCGAGCCGGACAGAAGGAAGAAATAACGATTATTGGCTGCGATATGAGGATGGAGTTTTATATATCAAGAACTGGTCACGCTATCCGAAAGGAGTGCGGTTGACTTATAGGTACGGGGAAACAACCGTGCCAAAATCGATAAAAAAGGCAGCGATTCTTCTAACTGCGATTGATTTGGTTTCGAGCGACGATAGGAGTGTACAGCTGCCAGAGGGAACAAGCCAGTTAGATTATGCTCAAAAAATTGAGAAATGGGAGCAGCAGACTAAGAAGCTGCTTGAGCCATTCATAGAATTCAGAATATCAACGAAGTGAGTGAGTTAAAATGGCAGACGGTCTTCAAACAATAGTCGATTTGCTTAATAACAACTGGGATAATGCAAACACTGATTCAATTACTCCGACGATTTCTAAAATCTTTAATAAAAAAAGAGTCGGGGGCCTTGGAGGTGTTGTGACCTACATTGGGGTGTATTCACCGGCGGCTTCTAATGAGAATCCCATTGATTTCGGATACAACACCGTAGAGCGAATAGAATTTCAGACAGTTGATATTCGCACAAGCAACAGTTATTCTCATGTCCTGAACTGCAAGGATGAGGTCAAAAGAATCTTGAGAGCAAACAGAAAGAGTGTTTCAGGATTCGATGAAGTTGTTGTGAGAAGAATAAATGATTTGAGCGACGCCACAAGGAACCTGTGGCGTTTCGTTTTGGATATTGAATTGAAAGTCTATGCGGAGGCGTTATAAATGTTGATAAAACACAAGAAAGGCGGCGTGAGGCTCCCGAAGTACAACCTGTTATTCCCAAAAGAAGAAGCAGTCGAAATTAAGGACCCGAAGCTTGCCGAGAAAATTCTTCGAAATTCTGACTTTGAAGAAGTCAAAAGTTCGAAAAATAAAGAAAAAGGAGGTAAGGAAAGATGACAGAGAACTATGCAGCGCTAAAGAACGCCTATGTCCTAGTAGGATGGGAATCAACATACGGAACTCCTGTCAGTGCAACAAAGGACTTGGGAATTGTAACAGATATAACAGAAACTGGGACAAATGAGGTAGTATCCAGTAGAGGACTCAGCTCCAGAGATCTTGACCAGTTGAACATGGGTCAGTGGAGGCACAGAGTTGAAGTGACCTGTGAATACCAGCATGCAAGACTTATTGATTTAGCTCTCGGGGCAGTTGCACATTCAGGGACAGCAGACCCATATACGCACACTTGTACAGGAGCAGACACAATAGACAGTGTTACTCTGGAAGTTGGCTTGGATGGAACAACAGACGATGTTTCAAAGTACGACGGATGCAAGGTGAACTCTCTGACTATAGCGCAGGAGCTCGGCGGAGTCATCACAATGAGAGCCGAATTTGTTACTCAGAGTGTTGTAACATCTACAACTGCAGGCACGGCCGTGACAGATACTCTGCCGCCTTTGAACTGGGGAACGACTACAGTAAACACAGGAGATGCGATAGCCCAATGTAGATCTTTTGAGTGGACGGTAAATAATAACCTGATTCCAGTAGACAAGATGGGCAGCTTTGAGCATGAGAATTTGCTTGAAGGAGATAGGGATTACACTTGCCGCTTCACAGCAGCGTACACAGATATAAAGGAAAGGAGCAGATTTTTTGCTGGAAATAACAGTGGAACTTCACCCGCTACAGCAGACTTTGACGGATTCACAACAACAATCACCTGTGATAGAAGCGCAGACAATAGAAGTCTTGTGTTGACACTAACGGATTGTCATTATACTGATTTCAGCCGGCCGATTTCAATAGGCGGAGTGATTTTACAGGATTTCACACTTGTACACAGAACAGCAAGTATTGTAGGCGAAGATGATATTCCCAGCGCAGATTGGGAATGATTGTACAATTTGCATAATTTAGATAATTTATGCAAGGAGGCGATAGTACGTGAGTGAGTTGAAAATAAAGCCTATAACACACAAAGAAAGGAAGGACTACATAAAGAGACTGAGAGAAATAAACAAGATAGAGGACGAGGACAAAAAATATGATGAAATACATAGGTTTAGGGAAGATTTTTTGAAAGCGCATCTTCCCAATGGAACAGAGCTGGACGAAATGACTGCGAAAGAAGTGGATGAGCTCTTTAGGAAAGTAGAAGGTGATATGGATTTTCAGATGGGGCTGAAGCACTTAATGAAATTGAATACAGTGCCTTCGTCGGAAAGCCCACCGACCCAGAAACAGGGAAGCCCACAGAAAACATAGAAATAGCATATTGGATGCAGAAGGAGGCCTTCTGCAGAATATATCATATG